GGTCACGGAAGTAGAGTAATCTTAACTAAGCTCCCATTGCTTGCCTGTGAAGGAATATCGGTCTTTCGTACAGGCCAGCCGGGGAGCTATGCAATTGTAAAGACCCGGCTGTAGACAAGTATCCTTGTACCTTGCCATGCAGCCGGGAATCATTATCATAAATAAATCTTGACAAAATGAAATGAATAATGTATAAGGATAACATGAAACCAGTAAAGGTTAAAAAGAAAACAGGCCCGAAACGCGCTTGGAAAATGACACCAGAGGTAATCGGAAAGTTAGAAGAGGGAGCAAGTTACGATTGTAGCGTACCTGAGATGTGCCTACTCGCCGAAATAAACCCAGACACTTATTATCAATGGATTAAAAAAGACAAAAAATTTGCCGATAGATTAACCGCGCTCAGAAACAAGCCAGTCTTAGCAGCCCGGACCTCCGTAGTATTAGGCCTAAAAAACAACCCAGAATTTGCTATGAAATACCTTGAGCGTAAAAAGAAAAAAGAATTTGCGCCTATGACAAAGCTCGAACACTCTGGGGATGGCGACAATCCGATAATACTCAAATTCGACAATGACGACAAAAAACTATGAGCCATGTCCATAAAAAAACAAATCAAGCAAAAGCAAGCCATAAGCCTAATAGGGAAAAACAAAACAGTACTCTTGGAAGGCGGAAGCCGCAGCGGCAAAACGTTCATAATTATATACACTATGATTGTCCGGGCCTTACATTACCCGAATACGTGGCATCTGGCGGCGAGGCTCCGATTAAGCCATGCCACGCGCTCGCTCTGGATGAAGACAATACCGGACGTCTTGAAAGGTATAGGAATACAAAAGGCCGTCAAATATAATGGCAGCAACTATTTTATAGAGCTACCAAGCGGGTCCCGCGTATGGGTCGACGGCCTTGACGATAAGGAGCGCGTAGAAAAGATACTTGGAAATGAATACGCGACTATTTACTATAATGAAGCCTCACAAATTAACTATGACACTTTCGAACTTGTATCGACCCGGCTTAACCCTCCAAGGGGCGTCCCGGGCCGTATTTTAATAGATTACAATCCCCCCAGCATACAGCACTGGGGCTATAAGATATTTCACAAAAGGGAATTCCCAGACGGCCGCAAGGTCCCGGATAACGATTATAGATGGCTGCAGATGAACCCGGAGGATAACAAGGAAAACCTCTCCGAGGATTACATCCCGACCCTGAAGAACCTATCAATCCAGAAACGGAAGCGCTTCTTGGATGGCGAATACGGAGTCGAGGAAGGCGCACTGTGGAAACGAGAATGGATAAAATACGGCAAGGTGCCGCCGAACGTAACGCTGATAAGAGTAGTCGTGGGAGTAGACCCCAGCGGAAGCGCAACCGGGGATGAAATAGGCATCATCGTAGCCGGGCTCGGGGATGACGGCAAGTATTACATTCTCGCGGATTACACGCTCCACGGATCACCGCAAGAATGGTCTGAGGAAGTATTCATGGCCTATAACAAAAAGCAGGCTGACAAGGTAGTAGCAGAAAAGAACTACGGCGGCGACATGGTAGAGGCCACGATAACCCAGATGGGCCGCAAGAATATCAACGTAGAACTGATAACAGCGAGCCGCGGCAAGGCCGTAAGAGCAGAACCGATAAGCGCATTATACGAACGCGGCGAGGTCATTCACACGGAAACATTCATGGAACTGGAAGACGAACTCTGTACATGGCGGCCCGAAGAGAATGACAGAAGCCCGAACAGGCTGGATGCACTCGTATTCGCACTGACAGAGCTGGGCGCAGAAGGCGACCCCTTAGCATATGTCTAAACTAACGGATAGGATAAAACAATGAAAACAGAAAACCAATCAGAAAACAAAGCAGTATTGCTCAATGCTCTCAAGGAACTCCAAGTCTTAAAGAATGCAATCGGAGACCTCGTCCCGGCACAGGCTTACCAGACAGTACAGCTCTCGAACTTCGAAACCCTGCTCATGAATAACCGATACACGCCGCTAACACAGCAGCGCGTATTGCTGGCCTATTTATACCAAGAGCATGGCATCATCCAGACCGCGGTGGACCAGCCAGTACAGGATGCGCTCCGGGGCGGACTCGATATAACCTCCGGGGAGATGGATAATGACGATATCAGCGAACTGCAGAAATACCTCGAAAATAATAACATCCTTGAAATAGTCGGCGAGGCCGAAATATGGAAGCGCTTATTCGGTGGGGCCGGAATAATCATCAACATGGAAGTAGACCCGGCACAGCCGTTTAAACATGAAAAGACAAAGAAGCTCGAATTCTATGCATGTGACCGCTGGGAACTCGCAGCCGGACAGGGGCCGAAAGCGGAACTATTCAATTTTTACGGAACTGAAATACATCAATCCCGAGTAATCAAGTTCATCGGTCGCAAGGCCCCTTCGTTCATTAGGCCGCAACTGCAGGGATGGGGCATGAGCGAAGTCGAACGGATGGTCCGGGACCTGAATGCATACATAAAAAACAAAAACCTTATATTCGAATTACTGGACGAATCCAAGATAGACGTCTACAAAATCAAGGGATTCAATACGAGCCTGATAACAGGACCCGGGACCGCCAAGATACAGAAACGCATGGAAGTCGGGAACCAGCTCAAGAATTACCAGAACGCCATAGTCATGGATGTCAATGACGAATACGAACAGAAGACCCTGACGTATAGCGGACTGGCGGAAATGATAAAAGAGAACAGGATAGGGATCGCCAGCGCACTCAAAATGCCCATGACAAAGCTATTCGGACTGAGCGCAGCCGGATTCAATAGCGGCGAAGACGATATCGAAAACTACAATTCCATGATAGAATCGGAAATCCGCAGCAAGCTAAGACAGCCACTGCGCATTATCCTATCGCTCTGCTGCGTACAACTCTTCGGATACATCCCAGAACTTGACTTCGAATTCAAGCCGCTACGCATGATGAGCGAAAGGGAAGAGGAAGAGATAAACACTTCCAGACATAACAGATTATTGACACTCTATGACCGCGGCCTATTAAGCGCAGAGGAGCTTGGTAAGTCACTTGATTCATACAAATTAATGCCAGTAAAAACAGAAATGGAGCAGGGCCTGCTGCCAGAGGTAACGCCGCCAGCCGCGGCCAGCAGCGAATCAGGCCCGACAGCTCCGCCTACAGGAGGCAAAGTAATATGAAAAAGTTAATATTAGCCTTGGCATTAGCAGCATCCCTGAACGTTTCATGCTTCGCATGGGCTGGAGTTATTGGATTAATGAAGCCAGAAACGAAATCAGAGAAAGCTCTGTGGATTACGTGTTCGACATTGCTTATATGTGCAGGCATACATACAATGAATAAAGGCAAGGACGACCTGACAATAAACATGTTGGGCGCAGGCGCAACGGCAATGGGATGCTGTGGTTTTTATCTGACATTTTACGAATTTTAATCAAAGGAGAACACAATGAAAAACTCAGTCAAGGTCAACATTAAGAATGCCGAACGTGCGCATACTCCAATAACCAGCGAAGAGCAGGCCGGATTATTCGGCGCAGATTTAGCAAGGGCCAAAGCAGGCAAGCAGACAAAAACCGGGATGTCAATCGCAGAACTCGAACGGCATCTCCGCGAATGGGGCGGAAAAAGAAATGCAAAAGAGCAATTAGAATTCATTCCAGTCGAAGACCGCCGGAACGCCGGGAAGGAATTGTATGGGAGCAAGCTGAATGTTAAGCCCTACATGAATCCGCAGGAACTGGACGACATCGCATAGCAGGACTTTAATAAATCATACAAGGACTGCAGCCCGGAAGAAAAAGAAAAGGTAATAGCAACATGGAAAAGATTTCAAGATAAATAAATGAAATATCTCAAGCCTCAGAAAAACCAGCCGAAATATTACGAGCCAGTCGAAAAGGAACTGGCCGCAATATTTTACGAGATACTCTTCAAGCCGACAATCGATATCATCAAGAGATATACGGACCAGAAGGTTATACTCAACGTCAAGATAACCAGTCTCGAATCGGCAATCAAGGCCGGGACAGTACAATATGACGATGGCATATTCAGCGGTAAATTCAACGCGGCAATAAGCAAGGAACTCAGGGACCTCGGGGCCAAGTACGATCCCCGGGCCAAGGTATTCAGGCTCAAGGCCATAGCGGTCCCGGATGCAATCCGGGTACAGGCAGGCCTGCAGGCGAACCGGGCCAAGGAAATGCACGCGGAAATACAGCGCGCATTAGACAATACGCAAAAGGACCTTGACAACATCATGGAATCATACGCAATCCCGGCCGACACTATGATAGCACGCGTAGACAGCGGCTGGCAAGAAGCCAGCAAGGCCCTGACTGTCCAGCCCCAGCTGACCCCGGACATGCAG